TAGATGCAGATGTAATGTTATATGATAGAACTTTACTATATGAATGTATTGAATATAATACAGATTTAGTATCAGTTCCATTCAAAACAGAAAAAAATTGGAATTGGGTATATACTATGTTTGATTTTTTCCAATTTATGAGTATTATATTAAATAGTCCTTTTGCAGTAGGTGGATTTCAATTATGGAAAACCGAAGAATATTGGAATTGTGGTGGATATAATCCAGAAGAGTTATTTGCGGAGGATTATTCAATATCATCTAAAGTATCTAAGTTAAAAATACACAAAACCAATGGTGTATGGACTTCTGCTAGAAGATTTAAAAACAAAGGAGTAATATGGATGTTCAAAATAATGATAATGAGTTATTTGAACCGAAACAATTCAGAATTTTTCAAACAGCATCACAACTATTGGACATGAAATACGAAGCAATTATAGTATCTGATTTACATTTGGGAACAAAAGATTCAAAAACAGAAGAATTTTTAAATTTCATCGAAAAACATCCAACTGATTTATTAATTCTTAATGGAGATATAGTTGATGGTTGGGCATTAGAACGTGGTGCAAAATGGAAAAAGAAATATACTAAAGTTATCAATAAATTATTAAAAATATCTAATAAAACTCAAATTATTTGGATTAGAGGAAATCACGATGAATTCATAGGAGAATTTATTGGAACTCAATTCGGTAATGTTGAAATTAGAGAAGATTATGTTTTAAAATTAAAAAATGATAAAAAATATTACATTTTTCACGGAGATGTAATTGATGTATTTATAACAAAATACAAATGGTTATCAAAAATAGGTTCAATAGGTTATGATTTTGCACTTTGGTTAAATAGGGTGTATAATACCTATCGTAGATGGAGAAAATTACCTTATATATCTATATCTCAAAAAATCAAAGGTAAAGTAAAGGCTGCAACTAATTATATTAACGATTTTGAAACATCTGCACTTTCGATGGCTACTAAAAAGGGATGTGATGGGGTAATATGTGGCCACATACATCATCCAGAAGATATTATGATAAATGGCAAACGATATCTTAATAGTGGTGATTGGGTTGAAAATATGAGTGCAATTCTTATAAAGGATGGTAAAATAATACTTAAAAAGGAAATTTAATTTCCTTTTTTTATACAAAATATTTGGAAATGTGAAATATATTTCGTATGTTAGCTTTGTAATAAGAGTTAAACATTAAAAGATAAAAATATGATTGGTATTGGAATCAATAAATTAAAAGAAATTGAAGCTGAGTTTGGTGATTTTGAAATCAAACAAGTATGGGGAGGTTCGAATGATGTTTATCTTCGATTTGGATATTGGCGTAGAGTTGATGTAATTAAATTACAAGAAATTGTTGGTAATGGTATCAAAGTAGTTGAAGATGATGATTACGATGATGATTGTGGTTGGTTATTTAGTTATAAATTAAAATAACTTTTTTTGAAACTTTTCCATATTTATTATTAAATACAAAGTAAATAATGGAACAATTAGCATCAATCTTTTTTCATAGTAGAACTCAAACACACCAATTTCATACTTTGGTTAGTGGACCGGGTTCACTTGCTATACATTTAGCGTTACAAAATTACTACGAACAAATCATACCATTAATGGATGATTTAATAGAAGCATATCAGGGTAAATATGGTATCATAAATTATAAACAAGTAAATGGTAACGATAATGATTCATCAAAGGAAAATATAATTGCATACTTCGATAAACTCATAAAATTCTTAGAAACCGAAAGGCAAGCAGAAAAATTAAAAGATAGTTGGATTCAAAACGAATTAGATAACATTGCTAAACTATTATATTCTACAAAATACAAATTAGTTAACTTAGGATAATTAAATTTAATACTTATTGAGTTAAGGGAGTGATTTTTCACTCCCTTTTTTTATACGTTATATTTATAGGTGTATAATTGTATAAAAGAGGAAAGTATATATGTCTCAAGCGTTAATTTGGACGGGTTCAGCAACATTTATAACGGGTGCATCAACTCCGTTTGGTATCTATGATAATGATTCATTATTTCAATCGGATGCTCCGAAGGTTGCATCTTGGTGTGCAAAAAGACTTGGATATCCAATTATCGATATAGAATTACAAGGTGAAAACTTCTTCGCTGTATTTGAAGAGGCAGTTAGTGAATATTCTGCACAAGTTAATCAATTCAATATTAGAAATAACTTAGGTTCATTACAAGGACAACCTATTGGAACAAATTATACAGGTAAATCAGTAAATGGTTCGGAATTAAATAATACAATACAAATATCACAAGCATACGGAACACAAGCGAATGTTGGTGGTAAAACTGATATTAAAAAGGGTTCAATTGATTTAGTTGATGGCCAACAAGAATACGATTTACAAACATTATGGTCTGATGTTAACGAATCAAGTCAATCAATATCAGTAACGAGAGTATTTTATGAAGCAACTCCTGCAATTCAACGTTTCTTTGACCCTTATTCTGTAAGTGGACAAGGAACACTTAATTTAATTGATGAATTTGGGTTTGGTTCATTCTCTCCTGCAGCACAATTTATCTTAATGCCGATTTATGAAGATATGTTAAGAATTCAAGCAATTGAATTTAATGACCAATTCCGTAAATCTGCGTTTACATTCAATATTGTAAATAATAAAATACAAATATTCCCAAAACCAACTCATAATGATAAATTATGGTTTGAATATATCGTTGATAGTGAATTTACATCAGCATCAGCAATCATCACACCAGATGTAGTATCTGATTATTCAAACATTGGATATGATTTTACACAATATTCAAATATTAATGATGTGGGTAAACAATGGATTAGAAAATATACATTAGCATTAGCAAAAGAAATGTTGGGTGCAATTAGAGAGAAGTATTCACAAATACCAATCCCTGGTTCAGAAGTTTCATTGGATGGTGCAGCATTAAGAGCCGAAGCAATAACCGAAAAGGATGTATTGATGACTCAATTGAGAGAAAATTTAGAAGAAGTTAGTAGAAAGACTAGAATTGAAAACGAAGCAAACATAGTTGATCAACAACAAAAAATAATTGGTAAAGTGCCATTGGCTATTTACATCGGATAATAGGAATTAACGTATGCCAAAGTTTTTTAACGCAAGAGATTTGAATTTTATCAAAACAATCGCCGAAGAGGTGGTTGATTATGTGGTAGAACAAACTGTCACCCTATTCAAAGTATCGGTTGGTGAAACAAAAACCAATCTATATGGCGAATCATTGGGTAAAGTCTGGCATGCACCTGCTAATTTACGAGCAATTGTAGATAGAGAACCTAAAAATGTTTCATATGAAGGATTTGGTCCAGATGTAACTCAAGCGGTTGAATTTCGTTTTATGAGACATAGATTAAGAACTGAAACTTTACCTATGGTTAGAGATATTAACGGAACATTTGTACCAGTTGATGCTATTCAGAATTCATTATATGGATATCCTGAAATTGGTGATGTAATATACTTCGATGAAACTTATTTTGAAATCGATAATATTAGACAAACTCAATTAGTGGGTGGTTCTCCTAAAATGTATAATAAGGAAACTGATGAATTTGAAGATACGAGAATGCAAATTGTTGCAACGTGTCATATAGTAAGACGTTCACAAGTTCAAATAGAGGATAGAGTAAGATAATGAGCACAGACCCATTTAAAAAACCTTTAAACAGAGGAACACAACTAAAAACCGAACCCAAAAATCAAAGAGGGGTTAAGTTGTATGATATCGATATGGCCATTGCGGAACATATGATAGATACTGTCGTGCCAACGGTTGAAGCAATGGGTGAAAAAATAAAAATTCCTGTAATGTATGGAAATCCCGAAAGATGGAAATCAGTGCAAAAAGATGGGTATTTAAGAGATAAACAAGGAACGATACAAATTCCTCTTATTATGTTTAAACGTAATTCGATTGCTAGAGATGATTCAATGACATCTACAATGAATCGTAATGTGTTTTATCCAACGGTGACAAAATACTCACAAAAACATAGATATGATTTGTTTTCTCAAATGACGGGAACTAAAAGACCAATTGAACAATACAACGTAACAATGCCGGATTATGTAACGGTTAGTTATGAGTGTATTATTTGGACAGATTTTACCGAACATATGAATAAAATCGTAGAAGCATTTCAATACGCAACAGATGAATATTGGGGTGATAAAAGTGGATTTAAATTTAGAGTAAGAATCGATTCATTTGATACAACTGCCGAAGTTGGTGAAGGTTCACAACGTATGGTTCGAACAAATTTTACTATGGCAGTAAATGCTTATTTATTACCTGAAAAATTTGATAATCAACCAACTACAATAAAAACACTCTCACCTAAAAAGGTAGTATGGGGTGTTGAAACTGATTTAACTGGTAATTCACAATCTACTACGAAATTATACAATGAGTATTCGGATGTAATTGATTTTATGACTATTAGAGGTTCAGTTCAGGCTGAATTTATTAGTTCGAATTCATTCAAATTAACAAATGTAGAATTACCAAAATTACCACCGGAATTAAGAGGTAGTTTTAATACGGATGATTGGTTTAGAGTTTATGTAAATGGGGTATATGTTCAACCAACAAAATATACTTATTCATTTAATTATAGTTTAAATGAAATTACATTTGAAGTTAATACAACTTCATTAGGTTATATTATTGAAATTACTGATGAAATTGGAGTAACTGGTAAATTTATTGAATTATGATTAAAGAATTAAATAAAATATTGAGACAAGTGCATGAACCAAATGAATTTAAATTGGTTGCATACAATATGACGCATCCACTATATTGGATTTGGAAAGTTGAAAATGCACGAATGAAAGATTTAAATTTATTTTTACGTCCATTACGGAACGAACACGCACGTTTTGATATATTTATAAACGGGCAGTATATTTTAGAAAAAGATTATTTATT